TGGTGAAGCCTCTACACGACTAAAAGCCCTTGTGGATGAATTGGTAGACCTATCCTATCAAGGTAAGAATGTCTATGTAATTTGTCAAGAGAAGAATGTGAACATTGAAGATGTGGTAGATGAGAATGTTCCTTCTCAAACCATCCCTAATTTAATGGACAGTGTGTCTAAATATATCACAGCATCTTCTCGTATCATTGGTCACACAGAACGTGTAACTAAGTCTAAAGTAGTCAAGGGTGAAAAGAAAGTTAAGGACTTTTACCAAGTACGCTTAGCAGGTAACCCTATCTACACACTTAAGGTTACACGTAAACCTGGATTAGTTATCCCTGATACAATGGTAAACCCTACATGGGAAGCTGTTGTGGGATTGACTGATGGAACAACTCAAGAAAAACTTAAAGGAGATAAGGAATAATGGGTCTTATTACTTTGAATGCAACAAAGCGTGAGGACTTCACATATGAAGAAGGACGCTTTGAGGCAAGTATTCAAGCAGTAGAGCAAACAGTTTCTCGCTCAAATATGGAAATGCTTAAGGTTACTCTTAAGGGTGACTTTGGTAAGAATGCTCCTAAAACAATCACAGCATTTATGTTGGATAATAAGATTGGACGTGAGCAACTCTACAACCTACTATATGCACTAGACTTACATCAAGAATCACAGGTAGACACTGATGAACTTGAAGGTAAGTATGTAGGTATTGTAATCAAGGAAGGTAAGCCTTACAATGACAAACCATCATGGAATGTTGTGGACTACTTCCCTCTTGATGCAGATACAGACGATGATGTGGATGTAGATACAGACGATTGGTCTGATGCAGAATAAGTAAATAGGGTAGTGACTGATTAAACTATACTAAACTAAAGGAAAATAGTTTCTAATTAACACTCAGTCACTCCTCTCATAAAGGTGGTAAGAGGTTACGTTTTCGCTGATTTTCCATTCCTTTCTCCACTTGCCACCTCTATGAGGGGAAACCCTCTCATGATTTACTTCTATTTATTTACTATCCTTTCTGGGAAGGTTTACCCTTCCTAGATGCACACAATAGGAAACTTTACTAGCCTTCTTGTGATTTTCCTTATATGTTTCCTTTTACATTACATTAGCCCCTATTGTGTGTGTCTAGGAGGGATAAAATATGATAACCTTAGATGGATTCAAAGAGTATATTCTACTACGTAGAGATGCCTTTGAATATAAACATGACTTGAATGAACTTAAGAAAAACCCTTTGTATAGGAAACACTTTCCTAATAATCTAAAATACTTAGATGATACTTCACAGACTCTTATCAGAACTTTGAACAATCATCCTGTGCCTCTTAGGGATAAATTACTTACTGTGCTTGTGTACCGTGTTGTAGGCGATAAAAAGGTAGTTAGACGCTATGCAAATAAGAAGGGTGTCTATACCCTTAAGGAGCTAGAAAAACTAGCTACAGCGCTTAATAAGGACTCTCTGAGGCTCTTAAACAGATACTCTACTCCACTATCCAGAAAAGGTATTACTGGTCTTAGTAGAGGAGAATTTCTACTTGCTGTGTCTTGTGACTTTCTGGATAAGCTACCAAAAGATAACTTCTATAAATGGAAGACTTCTGAGATAGCTAGACAGTTTGTGGAGTTTGAGAAAGTATATGGCATCAAGTATGCAATGGCTTATCAACTAGCATCTGATATTAGTTATATTAACGAGCTTAATGTTAAGATAGACTTTATCAAGACTATTCCTGAGAATGTAAGGGAAATGTTCTCTTATATCACAGGAAAACCTTATAGACTTGAAGAGTATAAAAAGTTCACCTATGAGATGATGGATTGGTATAGTGAGCAAGACTTCCTTGAAAATAAGGAGAGACTTGTACTTCCTCATGACATTACACATATGCTTATTGGTTATAGGTACTATACAATGAACTCAGGAGTTATAACAAGGTTTAGACAAGAAAAGAAACCAAAAAACCTCACAAGAGGTATTGTAATTGCAAGGAGCATATATGACTTTTACACACAAAGTATGGATACTAAAGAGGATTGATGAGCTAGGTAATTGCTATCACACCATAGAGATCAAGAACTATAACATGAGGAATAAGTTCATTAGAGAATGGCTCTGTGATGAGAGAAATTACACAAGAACTAATGAGGGTGATGTAGAAATTATCCTTAAACGTAATGGAGAGGAGTTGTGGTTTTATGAAGACTACAGAGAAGACTAATTTGTCTCCAGAAGAGACTTCTGATAAGTATATAGAGCTAGAGAAGCTCCATAGAGAGTTAGGAGAGAAGATTAAAAATACTCCTGACTATAGAAAACAAACAGCTTTGAGGAAGAAGAAGAAAAGAATCAGAGCTGAACAGAACCTCTTATACCCATATATGGTTGGTACTGGTTATGTTACTTACACAGAACAAGTGTTAGGTCTAAAAGGCAATCAGGCTCTATATGGAAGATATATAAGAGGTACAGGTAAGAAGTAGGATGTATCTATGGCTTTTATTGAACTAGATGAGCTTAGAAGACTTTCTAAGAGCGGTATAAAGTTCCCTAATCAAGTTCCTGTTGAGATTACTATGTTTGGTTATAAGTGTTCTGTGTATGGGTTCTTAAGAAAGGGTGAACCTAACCTGCTTATTATATCCCATGAACATATTGATGGTTTTCATAATGGTTGGAAGATTATTAAGCATAGGAATGCACTAGTTAATAGGTGTTATGAGATTCCCTATAGAAGTCAAGTAGACCTAAAGTCAAGTAGTTTTCCTAGAGGTTTATTTATTTAATATTGAGGTGTTTATGTATACAAAAGATGAGTTTAATAGATATTATCTTGCAGGGAAAGCCATTGCAGAGCCTATTCATGCAAAGGTTGACCTCCATAGTTGTGAGACAATATTCTATTGTGATGAGGATGCCATTATGACAGGGTTTATATACCCAATCAAGTTAAGTGGAATTGATAAATATACTGCTTTATTTGTGTCAGATACTCAAAGCAAGCTATTACATGATGGTAATGGTGATATTGACTACCAAGATTTAACATTCTGTGATAGATGTTGGTATATTGGTTACAGTGACTATGTTAAGTTTGTAAAACAACAGTCGTTTACAGTGTAGGTTAGTTATGGTATCTATAGATTTATTTAGTAGAGGAGATGTTGCTAAGGTCATTAAACCTATACTAGATAATAGTGTCAGGTCTCCTTTTAGATTTGGTATTCCTATGAGAGCTATACTAGATTATGGTATCCTAGGAAATGTCAAGGGGGTAGCTATCCCACTAAAAGGTAAGGATTTAATACTATTTATATCTTCTAAGAAAAGTATACTATGCCACAGTGGAGCTTTTGTACTAGAGCATAACCCTCTGTGGAGACATAGATGTTTGTTGGTTTACTCTAAGAACCTAACTTATGTAGATTGTTTTAAGGTGTGAATTATGATTGATTTAGTTAAACTAGTAAAAGAGAACTTACCTAATAATGTAAGTTTAACAAGAGAGCCTTATAAGGTTACTTTAGCTGATAATGTACCATACGTTCATGGTTATATTGGTTATGTATTTCATACTAGAACCGTCTTTAGTGATGGAAGCTCCCATGAGGAAATGCTGTTTGTATCAAATATTCCACATGCCAATTTCCATAATGCTATATCAATCTTTAATACATCTATAAAAGAGCTTTCAGATAGGTGTTACTGGATAGATGGGAATGATATAAAGAAGGAGAAGTTTAAAGTATGAATCACCAAGAATATGTACTAAGTATAATCAAAAAGAAGTATACTATAACCCAACCTCCTGTAAGAGCTATTCTTAATCATGGACTAACAAGTGCTCAGTATACAGGTATTTATGTAGAGTTCAAACCTAAGAAAAACAAATTAGCTTCTCATTATAAATTGTTTATTAATGATAATGTAGGTGATAGGACATTTCATAATGCTCCGGGAATACAGGGTGTACCTGATATTGCAGATTGCTTGTGGTTTAAAGAACACTTTGATACAATTAAAATAATTAATTGTCTAGTTGTTTGAGGTAGTAAGATGACAAAATATCAAGAAGAGTATATAAG